ACGAGATGTATCAGGGTCAATCCACTGGCAAGTATTCAGTTGTCATTAGCTTAGACGACCAGACCGCAGAGCAGTTGGCTGGTATGGGTGTCAAGCTACGCGAGTACGAGGGTACTAAGCAACGTAAGTTTAGTACAAAATATGATGTACCTGTGATGGACGCAGAGGGTCAACCCTTCGCTGGCCGTATTGGTCGCGGCTCTAAGGTACGTTTGCTTTGGGCAGAAGGTCAGCCCCATCCTGTACACGGAACGTCCACCTACCTTAACAAGATCAAGGTACTGGAAGTAGCAGAGCAAGCAGAAGGCGAGGACTTCTAATGACAGCGGAGTCTACCTTTGTCCAACACGAGTCATGCCCTTCGTGTGGCTCTAAGGATAACTTGGCTAGGTACTCCGATGGACACGCCGTCTGTTTCTCAGGCGGCTGTTCACATTATGAACGGGGCGATGGCACAGTTACCCGAATACAACAACGACCAGCGAGGTCATTAGAGATGACAGGAGTTATAGCGGCAATCCCTGACAGACGTATCAACCAAGCCACAGCACAACGCTATGGTGTCACAGTTGAGTACGGTACTGACGGACAGATTGTCAAACATCATTACCCGTACCATGACAAGGACACCGGCGTAGTTACAGGCACCAAGGTACGGATAGTGGAGAACAAATCTTTTTATGCGACAGGAGGTTTCGATAATGCAGGGCTCTTCGGCCAACAGGCGTTCAAGGGTGGCGGTAAATACATTACGGTCACAGAGGGCGAGGCAGACGCACTGGCAGTCAACGAGATGTTTGACGGCAAGTGGCCGGTTGTCTCCATCAGATCAGGTGCAGCAGGTGCAACCAAAGACATCAAAGCAAACCTCGAATGGCTAGAGTCCTTTGAGAATGTCGTCATCTGTTTCGACAATGACAAGGCAGGACAAGAGGCGGCGCGTTCAGTCCTTGATCTGTTCACTCCCAACAAAGCCAAGAATGTTTGCTTGCCTATGAAGGATGCAGGTGACATGCTTAAGGCACGTAAGGTTCAGGACTTTGTTAAGGAGTGGTGGAACGCCAAGACCTACCAGCCAGATGGTATTGTTGCTGGCAATGAGACTTGGGACATGATCATCAAGCAGTCCAACGTCAAGTCCATTGATTATCCTTGGGCTTGTCTTAATGAGTACACCCACGGCTTCCGCAGACAGGAACTGGTGACGATCACTTCAGGCTCAGGCATGGGTAAGTCACAGATTGTCAGGGAGTTAGAGCATTACCTTCTGGGTGCGACAGACGATAACATTGGTATCCTAGCACTGGAGGAGGACATCCCCAAGACAGCGTTAGGCATCATGTCTATCGAGGCTAACAAGCAACTGCACTTGGACAAGACAGTAACTCAGGACGAGAAGAAGGGATACTGGGACAGGACGTTGGGGTCAGGGCGTATCTTTATGTTCGATCACTGGGGCAGTACCAATGAGGATAACCTGCTAGGACGCATACGCTACATGGCTAAAGGACTGGACTGCAAGTGGATTATCCTTGACCACCTCAGTATTGTTGTCAGCGATCAGGACAATGGTGACGAGCGTAAGGCCATCGACAGCATTATGACCAATCTCCGCAAGCTGGTTCAGGAGACAGGCGTGGGGTTGTTCCTTGTGTCACATCTACGCAGACCAAGTGGAGCCAAGGCGCATGAGGATGGCGGCAAGATCAGTCTGGGAGAACTCAGAGGTTCGGCGGCAATCGCGCAACTTAGCGACATAGTTCTGGGGTTAGAGCGAGATCAGCAACACGCTGACCCTGAGATACGGAACACCACCTGTGTGCGTGTGTTGAAGAATAGATTTGTTGGACTGACTGGCCCCGCATGTTACCTGTACTACGATAAGGAGTCTGGTCGCATGATCGAGACTAACTGTCCAGTACCGGATGATAAAGCGGAGTTTTAGTAATGGATAAGATTGTATTCGACATAGAAGCTAACGGCTTGAAGCCCGACAGAGTGTGGGTTATTGTTGCCTATCACATGGGGTTGGAGGAATACTTTGAGTTCTCTGGTTTTACTTTGTACGATTTCAATCAATGGCTATTAGATCAAGGAGAGTGCGAGATCATAGGTCACAATATTATTGACTATGACATACCTGTTCTTGAGCAGATACTAGGTACAGACTTCAGCAAATGTAAGATTACAGACACGTTAGTTATGTCACGCTTGGCTAATCCACAGCGAGACGGTGGTCATTCACTAGCTAACTGGGGTGCTGTATTAGGGCAACCAAAAGGAGAACATAATGATTGGGATAATTATTCGCAAGACATGGTGGACTACTGCGTACTGGACGTTAAGGTTAACGTGTTGGTGTACAAGAGATTACTTCGTGACCTTGATGGATTTGGAAACGAAAGCATTGATCTTGAGCATCGAGTACAACATATTATATCGCAGCAAATTAAATCAGGGTGGACGTTAGATCAAGAGAAAGCGTTTATATTGTTAGCAGAACTAAAGGAGAAAAAGTATGACCTTGAAGATGAAGTGTTACAGACTTTCAAACCGTTACCAACATTTGTCAAAGAGATTACCCCCAAGATTAAGAAAGATGGTACGCATTCGGTTGTTGGGCTTAAGTTTCTAGGCGAACAATGGACTACTGTGGTCGCACCCTTCAGCCGTCTTGACTATCCAGTGTTTAACTTGGGTTCACGACAACAGATAGGGCGTTACCTACAATACTTTGGCTGGAAGCCTAAGCAATTTACTGAGACAGGACAAGCCATCGTAGATGAGGCGGTGCTGAGAAAAGTAGAAGGCATACCAGAGGCGGCTCTGATTGGTGAGTACCTTATGATACAAAAGCGCGTAGCACAGGTACAAAGCTGGTTAGATGCAGTAGAGGACGATGGTAGAGTACATGGTTACGTTAACGCTAACGGTGCAGTCACAGGACGTATGACACACTCTAGCCCCAACATGGGTCAGGTTCCAGCAGTCTACTCCCCTTACGGCAAGGAGTGTCGTGATGTATGGACAGTGCCAGAAGGTTATAAGCTGGTAGGTATGGATGCTTCGGGTCTGGAGTTAAGGATGCTGGCTCACTACATGAACGACGAGGAATACACTAATGAAATTCTCAATGGAGATATTCACACGGCAAACCAGCTGGCTGCGGGCCTTACAACTAGAGATCAAGCAAAGACTTTCATCTACGCTTTTTTATATGGAGCCGGTGACGCTAAGATCGGAAGTATCGTTGGAGGAAATGCAAAGGACGGTAGAAGACTTAAAGAAAAGTTCCTATCAAACACGCCTGCTCTTGGAACATTACGAGAACGAGTTGGAGTGGCAGCTTCAAGAGGCTATGTTCTTGGCTTGGATAGGAGACGGGTCTTTATACGATCAGAACATGCGGCACTAAACAGTTTACTACAATCCGCAGGCGCTATCGTTATGAAGAAAGCCTTGTGTTTGTTGCAGGAATATGCTACAATATGGGGTATACAACACAACATTATAGGAAACATTCACGATGAAATCCAGACAGAAGTCAGACAAGAGAAAGCAGAGGTTTTCGGAAGACTGGCAGTCAGCTGTGTTGAAGCAGCAGGACACCACTACAAACTCAACTGCCCTCTCGCCGGAGATTACAAAGTCGGAGACAGCTGGGCAGACACCCACTAAACAATGTATTGATTGTGGAACAGAGCTTACGCTAGGAGGTAACTGGACAGAAGCTAGGCAGAATCAGGGGAAATATGTTTGCAAACCTTGTTGGAAAAAGAGAGATGTAAAACGTATGTGGGTCAATGGCAAGGAAGTAAAGAAGACACACCCTCTTTACAAAGCGGGACGTTACAAGGGCTTTGAGGATGCAGCCTTTAGTTCCTTAGAGAACTTCAAGGACAACCCACAGGGTCAGGTTTATGTTATTACCAACCCTGCGTGGGAAGGTTGGGTCAAGGTAGGGATGGCAGTGGACGCAGAGGATAGAGCAGGTAACTATCAAACATCTTCACCTTACAGGGACTATGAGTTAGCCTATGTAGTAGATACACCAGACCGCAGGGCTACAGAGTCTGAAGCACACAAGCGTTTGTCTGACATTTTTGAACAGCGCAACGAGTGGTTCAAGTGTGACGTAGAGATAGCTAAACGATGGATTGATTCTGTCATAGGAGAGTTAGATGAAGCGTGTTGAGGATGTAGTACAGGACATCTACGCACTGATGGAAAGCAAGGATGCTGACCCATCTGTAGACGTAGAGGCAGAGATAGACAAGTTTGGTGAGAGCGTCAAGGAACTGATGCGTACTGAGTTTGGTCGGGAAAAGCGAGAGGATAACCGCAAGCTACGCTTGTCGAACATTGGCCGCACTGACCGCTATCTTTGGAATCACTACAACGGTACAGCAGGTGAAGAGTTACAGCCACATACCTATGTCAAGTTTATGTATGGTCACTTGATTGAGGAGATGTTGTTGTTCTTGACTCGTATGGCTGGACACAGTGTCACTGACGAGCAGAAGGTGTGCAAGGTAGACGGTATCGTAGGGCACATGGACTGCAAGATAGATGGTATTGTGACTGACGTTAAGTCTGCTAGTAGCTTCGGGTTCAAGAAGTTTAAGGATGGTAGTCTGGTAGATGATGATACCTTTGGTTACATAGATCAGATCAAAGCCTACGCTCACTCTTGTGGTGAGACACAGGTAGGCTGGCTGACTATGGACAAGGCCAATGGTCACTTGACTTACCTTAAGTATGATCTTGAGAACACAGACAGTGATAAACTCAAGGAGCCTATTGTTGATAGAGTCCAGAACATCAAGCAGCTAGTTGAAGGTGACGAACCAACTGAGTATTGCTATGACCCTGTACCTGATGGCAAGTCTGGCAACATGAAGTTAGCTATCGGTTGTTCTTATTGTCAGTTTAAAGAACATTGTTATCCTGACATGAGGGTCTTCAAGTATTCATTCGGCCCTAAGTTCTTAGTCAATGTAGTTAACGAGCCAAGAGTAGAGGAGATTACGTTAGATGAAACGGGCTTTTAGATCAGGACTTGAGAAGGATTTATCAGAGAAGCTAGATGGGCAGTACAAGTTTGAGCCTTATGATCTACCTTATACAGTCCATAAGAAGTACCTTCCTGACTTTGTACATGAAGGCAAGGCGGTACTGGTAGAGTGCAAAGGGTTCTTCAGAGTAGGCGACACACAGAAGTACACCGCTATACGAGACTCTATGCCAGAGTGGGAGTTAGTCTTTGTGTTGTCTAATCCTAACAAGAAGGTACGTAAGGGTGGCAAGATAACAATGGGAGAGTGGTGTGACAAAGAAGGATTCAAACACTTCACCATTGAGACAGCCAAGGAATTGACACGGTATATTAAAAGGAAGAAAGTCTAATGGCCATTACACTAGAAGAACTTAAAGAAAAGATTGTTCAGTCTCTCGATGAAGAGTTGACTTGTGAGTTATTATCAATCACGACATACGATTTAGTAGAGGCATTTGAACGCAGGATAATTAGAAACTTTGACAGAATAGCAGAGGACTTTGAAGATGAGCATCAATGACGCAACACCCGCAGAGTGGGATAGGACACGTAAGACAGGACTAGAGGCGTGGATAAAGGCAGCAAAAGAGGAAGCTGAAGAGATTATTGATAACGTAAACCAACCTACACACTACAACACAGGCAACATAGAGTGTATTGACGCAATAGAAGAATCCATGTCCAGTGTTGCATTCAAAGGCTACCTCAAGGGCAACTGCCTGAAGTACCTGTGGCGCTATGACTACAAAGGTAAGCAGGTAGAGGACTTACAGAAGGCTGGCTGGTACTTAACTAAACTAACTAAGATTGTAGCAAAGGAGAATAAATAATGGAACAGTATCAACAATTTATACACAAGAGCCGATATGCCCGCTGGTTGCCTGAAGAGGGTAGACGAGAAACTTGGGAAGAGACAGTGACACGCTATGTAGACTTCTTCAAAGACCGTGGACAACTTAAGGGTAAAGACTACGACCTAGTTAAAGAAGCTATATACAACATGGACGTTATGCCATCAATGCGCTGTATGATGACAGCAGGGCCAGCGTTAGCCAAGGACAACGTAGCGGGCTTCAACTGTAGCTACCTAGCCATTGACTCACCACGTAGCTTTGATGAACTAATGTACGTGCTGATGTGTGGTACTGGTGTGGGCTTCAGTGTGGAGCGTAACTTCATAACCAAACTACCTGTCATTGCGGAGTCCTTCCACAAGACCGACAGTGTTATCGTAGTGTCAGACAGTAAGATTGGATGGGCTTCTGCTTTCCGTGAACTGATAGCGATGTTGTACGCAGGTAAGATACCTAAGTGGGACACCAGCAAGGTACGTCCAGTAGGGGAGAGACTAAAGACATTCGGTGGTAGAGCGTCAGGCCCTGAGCCTTTGATTGATCTGTTCAACTTCTGTGTAGAGATATTCCAGAAGGCAGCAGGACGCAAGCTAACCTCTATTGAATGTCACGATGTAGTGTGTAAGATTGCTGACATTGTAGTGGTAGGTGGGGTTCGTAGATCAGCCCTTATCAGCCTCTCTAACCTCTCTGACCCTCGTATGGCTAAAGCTAAGTCAGGGAACTGGTGGGAACTTGAAGGACAGCGTAGGCTTGCTAACAACAGCGTAGCATATACTGAGAAGCCAGACTTTGAGTCCTTCCTATCAGAGATGCAGACGATGTACGAAAGCAAGGCTGGTGAGCGTGGTATCTTTAGCCGTGTAGCAGCACAGAAGATTGCAGCACGTAACGGTAGACGCGACAGTGAGCAGGACTTCGGTACTAACCCTTGCTCTGAGATTATCCTACGTAGTAACCAGTTCTGTAACCTGTCAGAGATTGTTGTAAGAGAACGAGATGATCTGGACACCCTCAAGAAGAAGGCAGAAGTAGCGGCTATCATCGGTACTCTACAGGCTACACTAACAGACTTCCGATACTTACGTGGAATGTGGAAAAGAAACACTGAAGAAGAGGCATTGTTAGGGGTCAGCATGACGGGTATTATGGACCACTACCTGCTAAGTAAAGGAGATTCCCCTGATCTGGAGAAGTGGCTTGAAGAAATACGTGATGTGGCTATTAAGACAAACAAGCAATGGAGCAATGCTCTTGGGATTAACCAGTCTGCGGCTATTACATGTGTTAAGCCTAGCGGTACTGTATCTCAACTTGTCGATTCTGCTAGTGGTATCCATCCTCGCTTCTCTAAGCATTACATTCGCAGAGTTCGTAGCGACAAGAAAGACCCGCTTGCAGTCTTCATGGAAGAGAAAGGATTCCCAGTAGAGCAAGACATTATGTCACCATCATCAGTGGTGTTCAGCTTTCCAGTTAAAGCACCTGAGACAGCAGTTACTACGTCAGAAGTGGGAGCAATGGAACAGCTAAAACTTTGGAAGGCTTACCAGAATCACTGGTGTGAACATAAGCCAAGTATCACTGTGTACTACACGGATAGTGAGTTCTTGCAGGTAGCACAGTGGATATGGGAAAACTTTGATCTGTGTAGTGGGATTAGTTTGTTGCCGTATAGTGACCATGTGTATCAGCAGGCTCCTTATGAAGAGATTACAGCAGAGCAGTATGAGGAGTTGTTAACTACTATGCCAGAGGGTGTAGACTGGGCAGACTTGGGAGACTTTGAGAAAGAAGACAACACCACAGGTAGCCAAGAATTAGCCTGTGTAGGTGGTGCGTGTGAGATAGTGTAGATGTTGTAGGTACTAAAAAGCCCTGTGTAGATGACTGCACAGGGCTTTTTTGTTACTCTGGTGCTTGACTAATTAAAGCTCCTAAACCTAATCCTACTTTTTGACCTGTTAATAACTGCTGTAGCCTTTCGTCAAATCCTTTAGGCAAAACCACTCCTTTATTTTCGGCAGCTTTAGCTGTTTTAATCATGTTTATTACTTTTTCTATGTTTTTTGGTGCTATTTCTCTAGAAGCTAAAAAAGAAGGTATAAAACCTTTCAGCAATATTCCCACTTTAGGGTTTCTAACAGCACTAAACTCACCCTGCGCCACGGCTAATTGAAAACCAGACCCTCCAGACTGTACACGCTCTAAAATAGATAGCTCGTCAAACAACGTATCTAGTTGTTTTTGTGCTGCTGTTCCTTTAAACAACTCGTCAAAAGTTTCTTTAAACTTTGGCTCTGCTAGTTTTTTTCTTAGTTGCTGAAAAGATTGAATAGAACTGTCTGGCCCTACCTTTAAAATCTGTTCTAAAAACCCTTTTCTGATCCCTTCCATTGGGTCTGCGTCTAAACCTTTTACCTTACTATCTTTTGGCAGTTTAGTTTTGTACTGAGCAGCTAGTTTTTTAAGTTCCTTTACTTCTTTAATGCCGTATGTGAGTCCATCAGCAGTCAACATAGCTCCTATTTGAACAGGGTCATTTACTTCCAAAGCCTTTTTTAAATATGTACTAGTAACAACATTTTTACCTCTATTGTACATGTCTGTTACTTCATCATACTGCTTTTTCAAAGCAGGGCTTAGTGTACCAGCGGCCTCGTCCATTGCTTCTTTAAGCATGTCTGCTGTAGCGGCTAATACTTCTATTCTGTCTGGGACTTGTTCAGTAGAACGTATTGCTTTATTAAGACGCGCTTTTACTTTGGAAAGTCGTTTATGTGCTTCAAAAAAAGATAAATCATCTGGTATTGTTTCAAGATAATTAACCGCTGT